TGCGGATCTAGTGCGGAATTCGATCTGGGCGTTGACCGCATCCAGGTTGCGGCCACGGTCGGCCTTGGGGATCCACTTGGCGTAGTCCTTCATCATCACGGTGAGACTGTGCCCGTGCTGGTTGGCGACCCACAGGGGGTCGGCTCCAGACATCAGGGCCAGGGTCACGCTGGTGTCGCGGCACTCCTTGGGCGGGCGGTAGCGGATGCCGGCCGCCTTGAGCACCGCCGCCCACTCGCGCCGCTGCTCCTGATCGTCATGCCACGCACGGCCAGTGAACGGGTTGCGGAACACTTGATCCCCGGCCAGCCGCGTTCGCGGCTCCTGCGCTCGGATCACCCGCATGGCGCGGGCGTTGAGCTCGACCGTCCGCTCGCGGTGGGTCTTGGTCCGCTCCTTGTCCTCGGCCAGCACCCGGGCGCGGCGCACCTTGATGGTCCCTTCGCGCAGGTCGACGTCCTGCCAGAGCAGGGCGATCTGCTCTGACGTGCGCAGGCCGGCAAAGCAGGCGAACTCAAAGTAGTCGGCCAGTTCTTGGTGCCGCGCCGCCAGGCGCCGCAGGATGACTTCGACCTCCTCGATCGTGAACGGGTCCGGGTTTCCCGTCTGCGTGCGCAGGTTCTTCAGGCCCTCGGTCGGGTTGCGCAGTCCGCGCAGGCCCTTGCACGCCAAGTCGTAGACGCCACGCAGGGGGATCACGATGTTGTTCTGCGTCTTGCGACTCAGCGCCTTGTGCCTGGCGCCGCCCGGGTCTTCGCATCCGTTGGCTAGATCAGACAGCCGGCCCAGCACCATCTCGTGCGTGATCGTGCCCGGCAGCCGCTCGCCCCAGATGCCGGTCCAGTAGGTGCGCAGGTGGCTGCGGTAGACCGTCAGCGTGGAGTGCTCAAGCTCACGCGCTTGGAACTTCAGCCACAGGTCGCCCCACTCCCGGAGCGTGCGCTTGGCCGCATCGTCGGGCGTCTCCTGCAGCTTGTCCTTGAACTTGTAGCTCGGGAAGTGCTCGGCCATGCTGAACGTGCCCATCCTGATCTCGTCCAAGATGTGGCGCCGCAGCCGCTCCGCAGCCTTGAGGTTGGCCGCATTGGGCTTCAGCGGCATCGTCGGCCGCCACTCTTGCCCGCGCCAAGTGAACCTGATCTGGATCCGGTCTCCCTTGGGAATCACGCCGCCTGTTTCTGTCCTTCGACCCATCGTTCATACCCCTCGACATCCATGAGGATGCAGCCATCCGGGGCGCGCCGGTACTGGCGGCCCTCGACCCAGATGCCCTCCTCGATCTTTCGCCTCACGGCCTTCTGCGTGTAGCCCGTCATGCGCTCAAAGAGCGGCAGCCGGACATAGCGAGATGGTGTCACTGTTTCCATGTCATTGCGCCTCAAAATTCAGCATTGTGATTGTCACGGCCACAAGCTCCACCCGAAGTGCAGCACTTCATACGTCGCCCGGGACGCGAAACCGATGAACATCAGGGCGGCGAACCACCCTGCAGCGGCGGCCAGAATCGTCGCGAACGCTTTCATTTCCGGTTGGTCTCCAGTTCGATCAGCTTGTCCAGGTAGTGGCGAGCCTTGCGAAGGTCTTCGACACCGTCCTTGTCGTGCCAGCGGGTGACGTACTTCACGACATTTCCCTCGAAATACCCCAGCCCGTTGGCGGCGATGTAATCCCAGGGTTGAATGGGTTTGTCCTTGTAATGCCCGCCGCTGATCTGAATATCGTTTGCACTCATGCTGACCTCAGAAAGGAATCTCGTCGTACACCCATTCATCGCACCCGTCCCTGATCACCTCCGGCGGCGGGTGCGCGTTGAATTTCTCGCAGCGCGGCGCTCGGTCTGCCGTGCTGTAGTTCTTGCATGTCGAGCAGCCCACGGGAATGGACTCCAGAAACTTCAGTTCCCGTTGGTGCAAATCGATGCGGATACCCAATTCGGTTCTGGTCATTTGCTGTCCCACTGGTACGAAACGATTGCCGGGTATTTCCCGGCCTTGCTGATGACGATCGCGTCGGGCTTGCGCAGGATCTGGTCGTCGTAGTTCAGCCATTCCATCGCCTGCTGCGCATCGCCTGGTATCGCTTGAATCTTGGCGCGCGCCCCCCACCACTGCTCGGCCTTGCGCCGCGGGTATCCCTCATGCCCGAGCAGCACCCACTCGCTGGCCACGCGCATCAGGCCGTCGTAGTACTCGACCCGCAGCGAGGGCGGCGCGTCGGCCTTGCGGTGCAGGACGTACCGGATGTCGGTCACCTCGCGCGTCTCAAGCAGCGACTGCTGCTGGCTGCTCAGGACGGCGGCCGACGACGCCTGGTCGCCGTGCTTGATGCGCTCCGGCTCCGGGAACAAGTACCCGCAGTCGACGCATCGCGGCGCCGCTGCAGGGTTCTGGCTGCCGCACTCGGGGCACAGCTTGTGCGGTGCCTTGCCCTCGGCCTTGACGCTGGGCAAGCGCCCCTTGATCTCGTCGACCGGGCCCATCTCAAGGGTCGTGGGCGTGAAGTCCGCCCAGAGGCAGTCGGTCTTCCCCGCGGCGATGCGCATCCCGCGGCCGGCGATCTGGACGTACAGCACCGGGCTCTTGGTCGCGCGCAGCAAGGCGATGAAGTCGACCTCCGGCACGTCGAAGCCGGTGGTCAGCACGGCGACGTTCACCAAGCACCGCAGGCGGCCGGCGCGGAAGGCCGCAATCAGGGCCGCACGCTCATGCTTGGGGGTCTGGGCACTCACCGCCTCGGCCGCAACGCCGCGACGCTGTAGCGCGTCCCTGACGTGCTCTGCGTGCTCGATCGTCACGGCAAACACCAGCCACCGCTTGCGGTCGCGGGCGAGCTCGACGATCTCGCTGCAGGTCGCCTCGACCAGGTCTTGGCGGTCGGTGACCTTGGCCAGTTCGCTCACGACGTAGTCGTCGCCTTGGGTGCGCACGTCTCGAGCGTCGACCCGGGCCACGGTCGGGGCCGGCACGAGGGGGGCCAGGAACTCCAGACCCAGCAGCTCCTTCATCGTCACTCGTGTGGCAATGTGCGAAAACAGCGCCTGGTCGCCGGCCGTCAGCCACACCCCGTTGCCGCGAAACGGCGTGCCGGTCCAGCCGATGACCCGCGTGCCTGCGTTGTAGCGCATCAGGTCGCCAAGGAAGCTGCGCCACATTCCAGCCTCCCTCGGGTGGATCATGTGGCACTCATCGGCCAGCACGATTTCGATGCGGCCGATGCGGTGCGCCTCCTTGTAGATGCTGCCGATCGTGGCGTAGGTGATCTGCCGGCCCAGCTGCTTGCGCCCGGCGGCTGCCGAGTAGATCCCGACATCGGCCTGCGGCCAGATCCGCAGGATCTTGTCGACGTTCTGCTCGAGCAGCTCCTTTTGATGGACCAGCACCAGCACCCTGGTGCCAGGGCTTTCCGCGTGCGCGCGCTGCGCAAGCGCGGCGATCATCAGGCTCTTGCCGGCGCCGACGCACGCCTCGACGATCGGGTTGCCGTCGTCGTGCCGGCCGAACCATTGCCATAGCTCGTCGAGCGCGCGCTGTTGGTAGCTACGCAACTGCATCGCTGCGCCCCCATTGCTCGGCCATTGCCTTGGCGATCCCGGGATAGGTGGCGCTGCGAATCTTCCAGCGATCCTCTGACGGGCCAAGACGATTCTGGCCGCTGTCGGTTTGGTTGCCCCATCGTTTGCGACCGTTGACGATGCGCGCCTCAATCATTTTGGTCGGACGCAGCACCGGAAGGCCCTTGAGCCACAAACAGGTCGCTTTGCTTGCGTCGTGCCCGTGCTGCCACGGCTGCACAATCTGGTCTGGCTTACGGATGCGGCTTGATATAACGCTGACCGGGTTTTCTACCGCGATCCGAGCGATCGGCGCGTCCATCAGCAGGCGGACGAACGCAAGTGCGTCCTCGGTTAACTGGGGGTCGCGCAGGCCGCGCTTCGTCCAGTGCATTCCGCTGACCGAGAGATAGGTGCAGGGCGGGTGAGCGATCATCAGGTCCCACCCGTCGCCTATAACGTCTCGCACGTCACCTTAATAATGCGGGCCGGGCGCGTCAGTCGGCAGCAGGTCACAAGACATAGCGTCGTGACCGGCAGTGCGGAAGGCGTCGCGAACCGCGCCGCTGTATTCACAGGCAACAAGTACTCTCACGCCACCACCCTGCTGTCGATCCCTGTCTCGGCGAGCTCGCGCTTGATGCGCGCTGCGTCAGCCAGCATCGCCTTGTTCTGGCACGCCTTGATCTCGTTGCTGCTCAGTGCGCTCGGGGCCTGGCCGTTGGCGAAGGGTCCTTGCTCGGTCTCGTAGACCACATCGCCGTCGACCACGTCCTTCTGCGTGCCGATGCGCTCAAGCAGGATCGGAATGTACCGATGGCTCGGGCACCGATGCGACTCAAGCTGCGCCAGGTATCCAACCTCGCCGAACTGCTCGCAGGTCCACCGGCCGCCCTCGCCCTCAAGCACCGGCGTCGAGTGCGCGCAGGTCCGGCACGACACGTCGGGCGCCTCCTGGCCGTGGCAAAGGGAGTGGAAGTCGCACATCTTGCAGACGTACCAGCTTGGGTCGTTGGAGCACCGCAGCGGCGGCTCGGCAGCGCGCAGCACCCGCTCGGCGCGGGCCTCAAGGCGCTTGAACTCCACCGGGTCGAACTCGACGCGCTCGGTGTAGATGGCGTCGTTGTCCTTGCAGACGGCGAAGTACAGCGCGCGCTCCAGACTCGCGAGTCCCATGTAGGTCTGCATCTGCGCCCAGTGCTGGGGCTTGGCCTCGCGCACGCCCTTGGAGATGAGATCCTTGTAGGACTTGGCGTTGTGGGTCTTGACCTCGAGGGCGTGCCAGGTCTTCGGCGCTTCGGCCAGCCCGCGGACGATGCCGTCCATCGATCCTCCGAAGTGGCCGCCAAGCGACCAGACCTGCCATTGCCCGCCCTCGGGGCGCTCGTCCAGCACCTCGACGCCGATGCGGCGCAAGTTGCGCACCACGCGCGGCTCCTCAAGCTTGCCGGTCTCAAACAGGCGCAACAGTTCGCCCGGGTGCTTGGCTTGCTTGGCCCACCGGAAGGTCAGCCAGAGGTGGCGCTCGCAGGGGTGGCCGATCAGGCTGGCGCCCAGGTGCGGGCGGCGGCCGTCCTCGGCGTCGGCCTCGTAGGCGCGGTAGATCTGCACCGCGGTGGTGTGCATGGGTTCGGGCAGCGTGGCCATCGTGTCGACCTCAGTCGTTGCAGGGGTGAGGGCCCGTGGCCTCCCCCGGGATCTCCCAGAGGCGGGCCCTCACCGCTGCAGGCCCTTGCGGGCCCACGCGGTCACGCCTCGGTCGCAGCCTCGGCCGTCTCCGGCTCCTCGCCGGCCACCTCGATGCGCACGCCGCGTCGCATGGCGTCGACCAAGGTCTTCTGGTCGGCGATCGCCGCGATGTACCGCTTCTCGACGACGTGACGGATGGCCGAGACCTTGGTCGGGGCTTCGACGAGGCTGAGCTCTCCGGCCGAGCTCAGGATCGAGTAGATGCGGGTGGCCATCACGCAGCCTCCGCAACCGGCTCAGCCGCGGGCGCCGCGATGGCGACCACCTTGTTCCGAGACCCCGGCGGACGGCCGCGGCGCTTGGGGGCGCCATCGACAGTCGGCGCCTTGGCGCGCGGCTTGCGCTTGACCGGCGCCGGCGCAGCCTTCTGCTCGACGGACACGGGCGCCTGCTGCTCCTGCAGCTGCACGCCGGCCTGGTGCCGGATGAACGCGATCAGGTCGGCGACCTCGTTGTAGGGCCTGGCCGCCAGCGCGGACAGGATGACGTTGGCGCCTTCGACGCCGATGCGCAACGTGATGACAGGTGTGGTCATGGTGATAGCAGGGGCCTCTCGGCCCCGGTTGGTGGGGAAGGGGGTTACGCCGCGGTCTTCTTCAGCCAAGGCGGCGTCGCGGCAGCGGGCGCCGCAGCCGGGGGGCTGGCCACGGCAGGCGCCTGCGGGGGGAAGGCCGGCGGGCGAGCCGCAGCAGGGGCGCCCGCAGGAGCGCCGGCGGTGCCGGCCGCGCGGAAGCCCGAGACCTCGTTGGAGTCGTCGTACTGCGGGTTGTCCGACCTGCGAACCTTCACGCGGACCTGCAGCGGCTTGTAGTGCAGTTCCGCCGTGTCGGCGAAGCGCGCGATGCCGATCGCCGTGCAGAGGTCGCGCAGTTGCTGCTGCGCGATGCGCTCGGCCTCCGAGTTGCTGTGCCGGACGTTGAGCCTGGCCCAGATCTTTCGGCCACGGAATTGCGGGTCCAGCACCTCAAGCGTGAGCTTGAGGGCGTCGCCGTTGCCGCTCTTGAGAGGCTCGACCGACGACTCCGTGACCTGCGCGGTGTACCAGCCTGCGGGCAACAGGTCGAATGACCGTTCGGCTGGCGCGACGGTGCTGGTGTCAAAGGAAAACACGGCCATGATTGGCTCCTATGGCATTGTGATGATTGCGGCGTGATAAGCCCACGCTGCTCAGGCTGTAGCGACTGCTCCGGTGACTTTCTCGGCAATGGCGCCAAGGTCTGGCGGCTCAAACATGTCGAGCGCGCCGCTGCGATCCTTGGCCTCAAAGTTGTAGTCGCGGCTGGTCTGCAGCCAGCGCGCCGGGTTGCCCTCGGCATCCTTCTCGATGCGCAGCGCAAACACGAAGTCGAAGAAGTACCCGACCCCCTGCTTGAGCATGTTCCCCGGCATGGCGGGGTAGTACAGCATCGCGCCGGACTGCTCATCCTTGGCGCGCTCCTGCTTGCAGGAGAAATACACGTTGCGGCCGGGCAGGTCGCGGAAGGCGCGGATCAGGTCCGTCATCTTCTCGGCCAGCGCACCGTATGCCTGTCTCGGATCCTTCGCGACCTTCTTCTCGTGGTTGAGCACCACCTCTGCGATCTCCGAGATGGAGTCCAGGCAGACCCACTTGAAGCCCTGGCCCTGCTCGGTGTTCACGACGAAGTCGTAGGCTTCGTAGAGCTGGTCCAGGGTCTTGACCTCGATCACCGGGATGTCGACGCCACGCAGCGACAGCAGGCCGGACTCGGCGCTGATGATGACGGTGGGCTCGCCGGTTGTGGCGCAGAGACTGGTCTTGCCGGCGCCGGCCGGGCCGTGGACCAGGAACTTCAGCCCGTTGATGGCGGCGCTGTCTTTGGTGGAAGTGAGGGTGATTGCCATTGGTCGTCTCCAGTTGGCGTGCGGCGCTGGCATTGTGATATGCCAGCGCGAGATTGCGGGGCGGACTAGATCGCTTCGATCGTCACGCTGGGCGTCGCAGCCTTGGTGGTGACGTAGGCGGCCACCAAGCCGACGTCGGCGGGGGCCAGCTTGCGCAGCTCGGAGACCGACACGTCGGCCTTCCACCGGAAGGCGCCCTGCGCGGCCGGAGGCAGCTTGACCCACTCGGCCTGGAGCTTCTCGGTGTCGACCTTGCGGTCGACCTTGTAGGTCACGGTGACCTTGTAGTTGGCCGTCTTTTCGGTCACGGAGCCCTCGGCCTTGGCCGGGTCCTTGAGCCGCTCGGCGATGATGGCGTCCAAGTTGCGGCGCTCGGCGATTGCCTGCTCTTCGGCGCGCTTAGCGGCGATGCGGGCAGAGACAAGGGCGGCGAGAGAGATGTTTTCCATGTTGCGTCCTTTCGGAGTGGGTGAACCGTGCGTCCCGATCACAATGGTGATTGTACGGGCATTGTGATACCGACGCAAGCCTAAAATGGGCGCCAGACAAAAAGATCGAGGTAGGCCACGATCATGCCGATGATCAGCACGATAGGCAGCAGCACGCGCTCAGCGAACGTGCTGCGGGGGTCAGGGCGGCGGGCCATGTCAGTCGTCTCAGCCGCCACGGCGGTCGATGCGCTCGCACTCGTCGAGGATCTTGTCTCGCAACGCGTCCTCGTCCTTTTGCGTCATCAGGCGCTCGAGGTAAGGCGCGGGATTGCCGCGGTGGTTGCAGATGACCCAGTCGACGTCGGGCCCGCAGCCCTCCTCGTCCCAGGTCGAGGCGTAGCCTCGGTCGTAATAGGTGACCTCGGCGTGGACCACGAACAGTCGGCCGCGGCGGTCGATGCACTCGAAAGGCACGGTGATCATTTCCGGTCTCCGATCAGGTAGGCGATGACGAACAACAGGGCGA